TCGTTGAAGTTGATGCATACTTATAATTGCCATTTGATACCTTTAAGATTGTTATAGGAATCATAATATAATACTATTCGGTGATAAGTCCTCCCCATACTGAGTTACAAAGTTTAACAGTTAATCCTTTATACTTACCCTTTAATGCTTTATCTTTCATTATAATAACTAATTCAGCGTCTTTAGGGTGTATAGACTCTAATAAATCAATAAGCATTCGTTCTTTTTTAACAACAGCTAGACTTTTACCTGCACCATCATCAACAAGGTATTTAAATGTTGATGTTTTATTAAATAATGATTCTGTTACGGCATTAACAGAACGAGGGGAATATGGTATATCCCCTTTAGGTATCCAATTAAACGTTAAAGTAGGATCAAACGAACCCTTTAATATATCCCTAATACCTAAACAATCATTAGCTTTAAGTAATGCTGCTTTGGCTTTAGCTGTTTTTGTTTTTCCTACAGCCTCAAGTAGTTCAAACATATGCTTATAATTTTCACTCATTCTATATCCTCTTTAAAAATCTTGTATACAATCCATTAACATTTTACATCTATTCTTAATTAGATAGTTTAATATCTTTGATCTAGATGCAATCTTTGTGCTATCATATTTACTTATAATACTTTCCTTTATCTCTTCTGGTACATACGAAAGATCAATTAACCTTCTATTACGATAATAGTTACGTTGTACCTCTACAGGCATTTCTGTAAAATGATCTAACCAGGCTGCAATCTTTTTCTTAGTCATTGGTTTTTGTCTAATACCATCAACTAAGAAGTTATCACCTGATAAGATATTAGGTACTCCATCAGATGTGTCACCCTTACATATATGCTCAAATAGATAATCGGGTGAAGAACCTGTAATAAACTTCTTTGTCATAGGAGAATATTGTTGGATATTAGTAGTACCTTCTTGAAGTTGAATAAAGTCTTTATCTGCTGATACAATCATTACCTTATCATGTTTACCAAACTCTTGAGTTTCAGCACATAAGACTCCAATAATATCATCCGCTTCAGCTTTATCAACTTTAATAACTTTGTACGGGAAGTTCTCTTTAATCTCATCAGTAACCTTATTAATAATTTCATACAACTTATCCCAATCCATTGTATCCTTATCCCTACTCTTCTTACGATTAGCTTTATATTGAGGGAAGTAGTCCTTTCTCCATGATCCACCTTCAAGTGCTATAACTACCTCTGGCCCATAATTATCCTTGAACTTTACATTATACATACGAATTGTATTAAGAATCATATGTCTGATTAAATCCTCTTGCAGATCTAATCGTTGTGTTATTACATTACCTACTGCTATACCATTATAATCTATAATTATCATTATTTACTCTCACATCTAATACATGATTTTTCTATTATATTTCTTGCTTTAGTAGCACACTTCCATCCATGTACATTAGCCCATCTACCTGGATCTAAATCTTTATAATGTTCAAAGAAATGTCTAATCTGGTTTAATGTTCTTTGTGGAACATCTTCAATATCATTCCAATCTTCATATAATCTATCAACAGGTACTGCTAATATCTTATTATCAGTACCTTCTTCATCTTCCATTTCTAATACACCTAATACTTTACATCTTGCAATACAGCCAGATAATAAAGGATAAGGTGATAGTACTAATACATCTACAGGATCACCATCTTCTGCTAAAGTTGCTGGTATGAATCCATAGTTACATGGATAATGCATTGCTGTATCTAGAAACCTATCTAGATACAATTCACCTGTCATATCATCTACTTCATACTTTACTGGATTAGACTCCATAGGAATCTCAATAGTTACATTTATCATTATATATCCTATATTATACTACAATTCGTTATTAATGTCAAGTGATTCTTTTAGTTTTTTTAAATGAGCTGCACGAACCTTTACCATTATCCAATCATTATAATATTCATCCTTTAGTAATACATCATGTTCAAACTGTAACTTAGCTTCAAAGTAAGCACATTCAGACTTGCTCTTACATAGTCTTAATATAGTTCTTGTGAATCTACTCTTATCTTTGTTTACTTCTAATAAAAGCTTTTCAGATGACCCATAATACTTTTGCCAATCAGATTCTCCCAAATACTTTTTCTTTTTACCTTTAACTTGTCGGGTTTTACGTGCCCAGAAGAACTTTTTACCAATGTACTTTTTACCACTTTCTGAATCCTGTATCTGATATACGAACCCGTACATTGTCTTGCTAGTACAGCCTTCCGGTAAGTTGTAAATCTTGTCTTCATATATCCATTCCCCACTCTCTTCCTTAATCCCATCTTTAACGGTATTATCCTTCTTCCCAATCTTTGGTGTAAATTCTTTGTCATTAATAATCTCCTTCATCGTCATCATCTAATCCATTATTTATTATATCTACTTTACCTGAGCAGAATGGGCAATATGATGGTAACACATTGTTCTCTTCATACACTTCAGAATACAGCACACCAAACTCTATATTACAATCAGGGCAATGCATATCAAATTCAGACTCAGGATCGTTATGAAGCATATACCTCTCCCCAAGCCCCTTTAAGTCCGCCTACTTCATATTCCGTAACACGATTCTCAAAGAAGTTAGTATGGTCAGGGGCATTTAATACCCAATCTAACCATGGTAATGGATTATCTTTTACTTCAAAGTTAGGCTTTAATCCAAGCTGTAATAGTCTACGATCAGCAATATGTCTAATATATAACTTAACATCTTCTTTTTGTAGACCTGCCATAGCAACACTAAAATCATTAGAAATATCACCATTATAAGCTAAGTCAATGAACCGATCTTCTAGTTCTACTACTTGTCTTAACATAGTATAAATCTCACGTTTGAAATCATCAGTTACTACTCTTGGGTGTTCTTCACAAAACCCTCTAAAGATTTGAGTCATACCATCAACGTGCATTGTTTCATCTCTTATAGACCATTCTACTACTTTACACATCCCTTTCATCTTACCGAATCTTTGAAAGTTTAGTAGCATTACAAATGATGCAAAGAGTGATATACCTTCAGAGAATACAGACTTAGCAACAGCAAGTGCAAGATTGGAATAATTAGAGTTGTCATTATCTCTCATGAATTCAACTTTATCAGCCATTTCTTTATACTCTAAAAATGCATGAAACTCAGATTCAGGTAATCCTAATGTATCATTCAATAGGGCATATGCTCTTTGATGTACACCTTCTCTTGATGCGAATGAACCTAACATATTACGAATCTCATTGTTCTTTAACTTAGGAATAAAGAAATCGTAATAGTTTTGACCTACAGCTACATCTGATTGTGTGAATAGTCTAAGTACCTGGATAATATAACTCTTTTCTTCTTGTGTTAATTTATCAGGGGATTTCCAATCAGACACATCATCAGATAAGTCAATCTCATCTTCAATCCAATGTGCTTGCTCATGTCTTTTAGTTAACTCTACTGCCCATGGATATCTAAATGGTTTATAAGATTCTGATGGAGTTGTCATTGTGACAGCCTTTTCAAAAAGAAACATTTCTTTATTGGCCATTAAGGTATCATAATTACCTAGATGCTTTCCGTCAACAACAATCTGTGGAACACTTCGAGCTCTCATATTAATCAAATCATCCATATATGAGGGATCTTTTCCAATATCCTTTACTTCATATCTTACATTATGCCTATCAAACCACGCTTTGGTCATATCACAGAACGTACAATTTATTTTTGAGTATAATTCTATTTTCAATTTATATCCTCTTTCATGTTATTATATAACTTTATATATCCATTGTACTGTAAGCGACTTTCAAACATACTAATGCATTTATCTCTCCATTCCAGTAATGTACCTTGTGGTAAACATTCATTGACTTTATCAGTACCATAATATACAGCTAAGGGCATATAGATAGGTGCAACTTTATCAAAGAAGCCATACCTATTTCTATTTTTCTGTAAAAAAGGGTTAGGTACTAGTCCGGGTTCTATTAATTCGATTTTCCATAAATCAGACTGACAGAATATGTTACTCATAATTTTACTCCATACATAACAAAACAGAAAAGAAGTCCCCAATATACTATACCATATATCACAAGTACTATTGAGGTTTTATTAACACTCATTTTTCAGCTGGTAAATACTTAGGTATACTATGTAACTCTTTATGAGACTCATGTTCATCAATTGGTCTTTTAAAGTTACTAGGTCCACCATCTAAGAAAAATGAATCATATTCGGATAATTCTTTTACTTTTTTAGGATATGGGATACAAAGTACTTCTGCCATTGCATCATATTGATCACCAGATACTTGTGTACAGAATTGAAGTACATTTGTCTTTTTATTATATATCCATCCGTGTGTTCCGGAAGGAGCTTTAGTAGCGACTTCGTCTTCTGCCGCCCATGTTTTAAGTGGTTGAACTAACAACCATACTGCCAATATAGCCCAGAATACAGCTAGTGCCCATCCTGCCATTTCACGATTTATCATTTTTCCTCCATTTATAAAATTTAATTAATCTTTCATCACATTTACAACATGATGTACCACAACCTTTTACATTATCTACTATCTCTATGGATCCTTTAGATACCCATTTGTCTAACATCATTTCTATAACCTTTGACTCAACATGAAAATGATTAACTAAATCAATTAATGCAACCGTATTATGTTGTCTTATATATTGTTTTAGTTCTAGTAAAATCATAACACAAAAGATTCCCCACACCCACACGAGTCCTTATTAGGTATAGTTACTTTAAATGAGGGACTAAACGGTTCTCCTGTATAATCTATTATAGCATCTTTCATATGTTCTATTGTAACACTATCTATAACAAACATGCAAGGGCAATCTTCTTGTTCAGCTGCCACACCACCCATAGTTCCTGGTGTACATGACCGCCAGATTATAATATCCTTTTCAGGATCAATCTTATCTATAACTTCCCATTTACTTATAAGACCAGAACAACCACCAGAGTTTAAAGAGTATCGTATAATACCTCCAATTTCCTTAAATTGCTTTTTTGCTGAGTCACTTATATTCATTTATAATAGTTGTTATCTGATTTACCTCAGAATCACTAAACACTTTATTTCCAAGTACATGGGGTAATAAAGTTAATAATCCTATTACTATCATTAAACTAAAGGTTAATCCTACTCTTAATACCCATTTCATATCTTCTCCTATTGGTTAAAATCTGCATCTGATGGTTTGTGACGTATGTTTTCAATACGTTTTGGGCTCATCATACCCATATTCTTTGAATCTGAATGTTTACGTCTTCCATTATTGTTACCCATCCATCTAAGATCGGTACAAAGACAACATTTAACATTACGTTTAGATTTTTTACGTTTATAATTCAAATTATATCTCCTAAAGTTATTTGGTGGGCCCGGTAGGACTCGAACCTACGACCTGCCGATTATGAGTCGGATGCTCTAACCAACTGAGCTACAGGCCCAATTAATTAAAATAAATCTATGTTAGACTCGTATATACCAATTATTAATGCTGAGTTGTCTACAATATAATTATCAATTTCTACAGTCTCTGATGCTAATCGAAGAAGAGATGCCCTTGTTGCTGTATTTGTATTAAGTAGGTTTACATAATAGTCTATAATCTCAGTCGATCCTTCATACCCCGAAAAATTGTACCATACATTCTCAACAAAGGTCTTTTGACTAGAATCCTCATAATAAGAATCAGTCCAACTACTTTCTTCAACCCAATCAAAAATATCTTTAGAAGCAGTTTTATAATCTCTATCTAGAATAATAGCTTCATCAAAGTATTGAGTGATTAGGTCTGTGTCCCTACCCACAACAGTAACAAGTGCTTCAAAAGCATCCTTACTTTCCTCGTTTATATATAACTCATGAAGACTATGTCCTGATTCAGAAAAGACTGTGTAATTAACATTATTACCGTTAAGGTTAAGTGCATCAACAAAATCATTAGCTTGGGATGGAATAGTAAGAGTGTCCATTCCACCATGGAAAATATCAATATCAATGTCCTCTGAAATGGATGTGACATTATCTATAGCATTAATAGCACCATCTATACCACCTACCCAATTGTTATACCAATTAAATAAAGTAGGATCATTAACCCACTCATAGTCCCCTTCAGTTATCTCAAAATAAGGATCCGCATTATAGTCGCCGGAAAATAAGATCGCTTGATTAATTGAACTGTATTCGTTTATTTCAGATGAATGACTTATAATGTTTGCAACAATCCATGCACCCGCTGATGAACCTGAAAGAGTAATGTTATCAGTTGATATTGACACAGAAGATGCTAGAGTTGTAGCATGATTAATAGCATCAATAGCATCATCTATAATATCTTGTTGCTTTATATCTGAAGAGTTATAAGGGTGGGTAAGTGTAGGCTCACCTGTCTGTCTATATTCTACACTGACAAATATTGTATTGTTATCCACAATATTATTAATGTATTTCTCTATCATGTTAGAGTTACCTATTTTCCAACCACCACCATGGAAATAAAACAGTATACTTGTATCATTAGTGATTGTATCAGGAAGTTGATAGGTATAATATTGAGATGCATGGCTATCATAACTTACTTCTACTAAATTGTTAATGTTTATTGTCATTATTTTGTATTATCATATTAATGGGATATCAGTACAAGTTACAAAACGTCTCATATAAAAAAAGCATAGTTTTGTAACACGACCCTCTTCTTCATCTTTAAACCATCTAGCTGTTAGTCCCCAATAAGCAAACTCTTCCATTCCGTTTGGTTTTATACCTTTATTATACACTATTTCATCAGAAAATGCAACTGATGAATAAAGTAGTAGAAGATATAGTATTAGCCTTGACATGCTGCACAATCATCTTGGGAAGTAGCAAACTCACCTGATACACCAGCTAATAAATCTTGACCAGATGGTGTTTCTGAATAATCTTTCATTGTCTTTTGTTCAATCTTATCTGATAATGTTTCAGCTTTATTAGATGTTTCTGTTCTTAGATAATAAAGAGATTTATTACCTTGTCTCCATGCGTTAAAATGTACATCATGTAAGTACTTCTTATCTACACCTGCAGGAAAGAATACATTAAGTGATTGTGACTGACAGATATATTTGGCCCGCTGACCACCTAAACGAACAATAGCATTCTGATCAATTTCAATAGCAGTCTTGAATACATTCTTTTCATGTGCAGATAAGAAATCTAAATGATTAACAGAACCATTATTAGCGATAATAGAATTCCATACTTCATCAGTATCTTGTCCATATCCATTTAATAGTTCTGAGAGATGTCTATTCTTAATTAAATGGGAACCTGCTCGGGTTCTATGTACAAAAGCATTTGCCTTAATAGGTTCAACAGATGGTGATGTTCCTGCAATACTAGATGAATTGGCATTAGGAGCAATAGCTAATAGATTAGCATTACGTCTACCTGTACCTTTCATATCAGGACATTCCCCACGTTCATCACCCAGAGTTAATGACATAGATACAGCACGTTCTTTAATAAGTGAGAATACTTCTTCATTTAATTCAGCTGCTGCTTGTGACTCAAATGGTATAGAATTTTTCATTAATAGGTTATGCCAACCCATTGCTCCTATACCAATACTCCGTTCTTGTGATGCAGAGTATTTCGCTTTAGATATTTCATTAGGTGCATTGTCAATAAAGTACTCAAGTACATTATCAAGGAATACAGTAAGATCTTCTACTAGAGATGACTCTTTCCATTCATCATACATCTCTAGGTTTAATGATGATAAACAACATACAGCAGTTCTTTCTTCATTCGTTGGTAATGTAATCTCAATACAAAGATTAGAACCCCTAGAGAATAAACCTTTATCTTTTTGTGTTTGTGGATAAGCCTCGTTTGCTTTATCAATGAAATAGATATAAGGTTCACCTGTACGATAACGAGTTTCTAGTAGGGTTTCCCATAGTTCACGTGCCATTACAGTTTCTGATACTTTCTGTGTTTTAGGATCAACTAAGTTCCATGGTAAGCCTTGCTCAACTGCTTCCATAAACTCATCAGGTACATTAACACCATGATGAAGATTAAGACATTTTCTATTAACATCACCTGTAGGGATTCTTAGGGACATGAATTCTAGGATATCAGGATGTGAGATATCCATGTAGGCAGCATAAGACCCTTTACGAGTTACACCTTGTTTATACGCAGTCATATCAGCATCAACTGTATGAAGGAATGGTATAGGGCCAGGTGCTATGTCAGATACAGATCGTACATCAGACCAATGACCACCTACACCACCACCTTTAACAGATAGCCATCTTAGTTCTGATGTATGGTCAATAAGTCCTTCTAGTGTATCAGGTACATATCCAAGAAAGCAAGAGATAGGAAGACCTCTTACCTTTTCATCTTTTCGTGGTGCATTGGATAGGATTGGTGATGAGAACATAAACCAGTTCTTTAGTATATATGAATATATACGTTCTGCTAGTTCATGATCATCATTACAGAAAGCATAAGCTGTTCGTTTAAATGCTTCTTCTGGAGTCTTTTCGTACTCCTTCATATAATAGTCTTTAAGTAACTTTAATGATTGCTCAGTCAAATTCAAGGTAAAACTCCTAATTATATATTAATGATATAGTTATATATACTTACAACTTAGTTTACTTCGTGTTACTGCTCCCAAGATTTAGATTTTCTGGGTTTAGTTCTTTTGATTTTCTGGGAATTCTTATTTTTACGTTTCGGTTTGAAGTTAGTATCTTCCAAGCCCCATTCATCTTTCTGTTCTTTATATTTTTTCATATGTATATTATACTATAATGTAGAGGTAATGTCAAGTGTTATTTTCTAATGTCCGTTAGATGATCTTCTACGAATAGATCTTAAAGCAC